TACCGATGCGTGGGGTGAGATTGGTGGCGGTGGCGCTAATTTAACAACAAATAATTACGCGGGTAATGGTTCAACAACTGGCTTCACTTTAGCCATAAACCCTTCGGTAGAGCAGAACACGTTTGTCTACATAGACGGTGTTTACCAACAAAAGAATACTTACAGCACATCAGGTACAACCCTAACCTTCAGTACAGCGCCTCCTAACGGAACGTCCATTGAAGTCATGTCGATGACGGCTACTAATAGCATAGTCGGTACAGTATCTGACAACGCTATAACCACCGCTAAGATAGCCAACGGTAACGTCACACTTGCTAAAATGGCGGCAAACAGCGTTGACTCTGATCAGTACGTTGATGGAAGTATTGACACTGTTCACATAGCTAATAGTCAAATTACTGTTGGTAAAATGGCTGTAAACAGCGTAGATAGTGATCAATATGTAGATGGAAGTATCGACACTGTTCACATAGCAGACGATCAGGTAACAGGCGCTAAACTCGCTAACAACATAGATATCGCAGGAACTCTGGATGTAACGGGTCTGATTACAGCAGATGCGAGTGTTTCTGTAACAGGTAATGTAGACATCTTGGCCCAAGGTGATCTTAGACTTCAAGACTCCGCAGGTGGTCAGTATGTAGCCATGCAAGCTCCTGCAACTTTAGGCGCTAGTTACACGTTAACCCTGCCACCTGACGATGGGGATGCGAGTCAGTACCTACAAACTAACGGATCAGGAGTGTTGGATTGGGCGACAATTTCTGTCCCTGCTGGCGTTTACGCTGCATGGTCAATACTTACGTCAGCTACTACCTTAGCGTTAACAGGTCAGTACATAAGTAATAGCTCTAGCGCGTTAACGCACCCCCTTGCTGCGGGGTCTGCTGGGGCTACGGTTACTATTAAAAACAATGGGTCAGGTCTAGTTACGATAGGTAGAAACGGCTCACAAAAAATTAATGGTGTAGCTGCTGATGCAACAATGCCACAGGGCAACGCTGTCCAGTTAGTTTACGTGGATGACACAACCGGCTGGTTGGTACTTTAGGAGAATAATATGGCAGTTATAGGCGGTGGCGGTGGCGGTAATACTCCCTTCCCAACAATAGTCTTTCAAACTAGCAGAACGTGGGCTTGTCCGATGGCTATGGAAGCTATGGTTTTTGTGATTGGCGCGGGAGGCGGTGGAAGCGCGGGTGTTGGCGTAGGTGGTGGATATGTCGGTTGTAACGGTGGGGGTGCTGGCGGCTGCTCAATCAGCAAATTAACTTTAGCCGCACAAAACTACACAGTAGTTGTAGGCGCTATGGGTACTGGTGGCAATCGAGCAACTAGTGCAGGCGTTGGAGTATCTTCCAACCAGACGGCTGGTGGAAATTCTACTTTTGCAGGGAGCGGAATCACAACGATGGCGGGTAATGGCGGCGGCGCTGGAACTGCTACGGTTGGGGGTACAACCCCAGCGGTGGCGGGTGGATCAGCAACGGGTGGAACCATAGCGAACAATGCTGGCGGCGGGAATGCGTCGATTTATATACCCGGAGGAGGAGCAGCTAACGCCAGTGGTGGCGGCGGTGTTGGTATTTGGGAAGTTGGACAGGATGGCGCAGTTACCCCCACAGCTAACACGATAGCTGCTGGCGGCGGCCCGTTCCAGACTCGCGGTTTAAGTGTTGGAGATATTCCGGGTGGTGAGGGAGGAACCGCAAGTAAATCGGTAGTTACGGGGGACATTTTCAGCGGTCTTCAGCAAATGGTACGGGATAAACAATCAAATGGCACAGGAACCTACCGATACACAACCTCAATAAATCATACAGGTCGAAGCGTATCCTTGAACCCACCGACTAACGCTACTTATCTCAGATATCTGACAGGTTCTAGTCCCTTTACCGGAGGCACTGGATCTATTCAGGCTGGAACCAGTTACTATTCCGTTGCAAGCCCCGGAGTTGCGGGAGGCGGTGGAGGTGGAGCGGGTAACTCGAACGGTTCCAACGCTACTAATTACGGCGGTTATGGCGGTGGTGGCATCATAATAATCATGCCTTTGACCGTAGGAGCTTAAAATGAGTTTTATAAAAGTTACTGACTTAGACGGAAACTATGTTAATCAAATATCCGCAGATTTGGCTTTCGCACAAGAAGTTTACCCAAATCACCAATACGAAGAAATTGTAGCCCCCGAACGCACGATGGAAAATACGTTGTCTACTGAACAATATGCAAGAGTTTGGCGTGATGAGGAGCTTCTTGCAACAGACTATATCGTACCATTAACAGACCATCCGCAACATGCTGCGTACATAACCTATCGGGCAGCACTGAGAGCATGGCCCTCAACATCTGATTTCCCCGCCACCAAGCCAACATTAGGGTGATTTAAATGGCATTAACTAAAGTATCAAAGAGTTTAATAAGTACAGATACCGTATTCTCTGTGGATGCTTTAGGTGGTGTGTACGGTAACTCCTCTAGCCCAGTGTCTATTGCGGTAACAGTAGCGTCTAAGACAGCAGGGCATCCTTATAACGGTGATGGCAGTAGCTCTGCTTATTTCCTTGACGGCCTTGAAGCTCCAGCAATATTGCTGAATGGCGCTGATGATGTAACGTCTGACTCTGGGTATTACTACAAATTTGATCAGGCAGATAGCTCTAACTCAGGACACCCGCTCAGATTCTATCTTGATGCTGCTAAAAACACCGCTTACACCACAGGGGTAACGACTAGCGGAACTCCGGGTAATGCAGGGGCTTACACCCAAATAGACGTAGATGCTGACACGCCCAAGGTTATTTATTACCAGTGTAGCTCTCACGCTTATATGGGTAACTACGCAGCTATCCCAGCCTCTAAGAACTTATCCGATATAACAACAACACAAGTAGACATTACGGCTCAAGGCGATCTCAGGCTACAAGATTCAGCAGGTGGGCAGTATGTGGCTATGCAAGCCCCCGCAACGCTAAGTGCTAATTATACGTTAACGCTGCCGCCAGATGATGGCGATGCTAACCAATACTTACAAACAAATGGCTCTGGGGTACTGGATTGGGCCACCGTTTCTGTCCCTGCAAGCGCATATAACGTCTGGTTGGTAAAAACAGGCACGTTCACAGCGGCTTCTGGTGACCAGTTAGTCTGTGTTTCAAGTTCTGCGTTCACCGTAACGCTACCCGCTGGCTCCGCAGGTAACACGGTTATCATATGTAACGCAGGGGCTGGCTTAGTAACAATAGGTAGAAACGGATCACAGAAGATTAACTCGGTTGCTGCCGATGGGACTTTACCAAACGGGAACAGTACGCAGCTTGTTTACACAAACGACACAATTGGCTGGTTCCAAGTATAGGAGAAACATATGGCAGTTTTAGGCGGTGCAGGTGTTCCTGCTTTACCTCAAATAACAATAAACAAGTCGCAGACTTGGGTTCCCTCGCAAGACGGGACAGTGTGTATTCATGTCGTTGGGGCTGGAGGTTCAGGAGCTATAGCCGCTAGTTATGGTAATGCTGCTGGTGCTGCTGGTGCATATGCAAAAATACCAAGTTTAGCCGTAACAACTTCGGGAAGTTTTACTCTAGTAGTAGGGGTAGGAGGCGCTTTCAGAACCGCTTCAGCACAGGCAAACGGAAGTGCTGGCGGCAACAGCACTATAGCTGGCACTGGAATAACAGGAACGCTCACTTGCGGTGGCGGCGCGGCTGGCACATATGCCGGAGGTGCTGCGGCGGGAGGGGCTGTTTCAGGCTCTGCTAACCAAGGATGGGCGGGGTACTCAGGAGGCGTGGGAAATGTCTCAGGAGGAGCAGTTGGGATATTTGCAACGGGTAACGTATCTTCCACTTCAGGAAGTGGTGCTTATCAGCGAGACGGTGCGGCAACGGATGCTGCCTTTGGCGGTTTGGCGATGTCTGGGCATGGAGCAATTTGTGGGGGAACGGCAGGTGGCCTGTGGTCTCAAAATGTTTTCAACGTATATGGTGACGGCGATGACTTTTGCGGAGGCGGCTATGGATACGCCACTGGCAGTAGTGGGGCTACAGGTGGAAAGGGTGGAGTAGGTGCTGGTGGAGGGTCGTTCTTCCCAAGTGGAGAATATTATACATACGGTAACTCAGGTGCTGGTGGTAATGGCATAATTTTAATTCAGTATCTGTCCTAGAGGAAAAACAATGAGCAGCACTTGGATAATAAAAGACGCTGACGGGAACGTAACTAATCCCGCGATTAACGCAGACGAAGCATTTGTAGCAGCAAATTTTGATTATTACGAAGCGTTTGTACCCTCTGAAGCACCTACTTTAACAGCGGAACAAGAGGCAAGAATTTGGCGTAATGAGGAGCTTAATACAACAGACACAGCCTCTCAAACACCAGATTGGCCCAACCGCGACAATATAATTATTTACAGAGCAGCACTAAGAGCATGGCCTTCAACTTCTGATTTCCCTGCTACTAAGCCGACTTTGTAGAATGGATGGTTTTAGCCTTCCTACTAGTGGTCACCGTGGGTCAAGCCAACTTTGGCGAAGAACAACCGATGGTTTTCAGGGACGCTTACAGGTGTTGGACGTACGCTCGGATATTTCAGTACGGGCTGCGGTCACCTAAAGACAATTGGCGGGACGGTAGTCCTGTAAAAGCATATTGCGTACCCAGTTGGGTGCCTGAAGACAGTGAGTTCCAAGATTAAGGAAGTTAGTAATGTCCGAAGAAGTAGCTCTAAAAGCCCTAAGTAAGATAGACATTCACGAAGCCGAATGTTCTTTACGGTATACAGCCATTGAAAGGCGGTTAGAGGCAGGTAGCAAAAGGTTTGATAAGTTAGATAACATGATATGGGGGTTATACACCCTCATCATTTCCTCGATGGCCGGAGCCATGATTACTTTTATTAACCAGTGAGAATTGATATGAAAAAGTATTTAGCAAAGATTGGAGAGGCTGTTTGGCAAAAAATACAGATCATTAACAGGGCTGTTTTGGGGGCTGCGGTTTTGGCTAATGGGCTACTGATAGCCGCACTTGTTCTGGTTATTTTCCTGTGATTGAGTCGCTCATTGGCCCTGTCGCTGGTCTTCTAGACAAGTTTATTGAAGACAAAGATCAGAAAAACGCTTTGGCTCACCAAATAGCCACAATGTCTGAGCGTCATGCCCAAGAACTAGCAAAAGGTCAGTTAGAGGTAAACAAAGCCGAAGCTGCCTCAACTTCTTTGTTTGTAGCAGGGTGGCGACCGGCTGTCGGGTGGGTGTGCGTGTTGGGCATGGCTTCTAATTTTGTGCTCATCCCAATGGTAAACTTTATTCTAGCTCTTGCTGAATCCACAATAACTGTCCCTTTAATAGACACCTCTACCATGATGCCTGTATTGCTTGGTATGCTGGGGTTAGGTGCTATGCGTAGCGCAGAAAAGATTAAGAAAGTTAGCCGCGAGAAATAAAGATGCCGTTACAAAAACTAACTTTAAAACCGGGTGTTAATCGAGAAACTACTTCCTATACAAACGAGGGTGGGTGGTTTGATTGCGACAAGGTACGGTTTCGCTTTGGCAGCCCTGAAAAGATAGGAGGGTGGGAAAAAGTATCAGGACAGAGCTTTTTAGGTACTGCAAGAGCTTTAAAGCCTTTTGTTGCCTTAGACGGCAGTAGCTTTATGGGTATAGGAACAAACCTTAAATACTACATTTCGGAAGGCGGATCGTACAACGACGTTACTCCCATAAGGTCTATTACATCAGCGGGTGAAGTCACGTTTTCGGCGGCCAACGGCTTTTCGACCATTACCGTCACCGATGCAAATCATGGTTGCAATGCAAACGACTTTGTAACTTTTACAGGTGCGGCGTCTTTAGGAGGGGTTATAACGGCGGCGGTCTTAAACCAAGAATATCAAATCCTTTCAGTTACGACTACTGCCATCTACACCATTACTGCTAGAACCGTTCAAACATTAAAAGAGATAACAATTGACGGTCAATATACACCTACACCTGTTGTAGCTAACGGTTCAGACGGTTCAAACGGGGGCTCCTCCGTAGTTGGGACTTATCAAATTCAGACGGGTCTAGACAATTCAATAGGTGGAACAGGTTGGGGGTCAGGACGATGGGCTAGAGGATCATGGGGTTCAGGAGAGGCCATAAGTGGTGCCGATGATATCCTAAGAATCTGGAGCCATGACAGTTTTGGCGAAGATTTGTTACTAAACGTTAGGAACGGAGGCATCTTTCTCTGGGACAGGTCGGCTTCTAGCTCTTTTTCTTTTTTACGTGCTGTAGCACTTTCCTCTCTAGCCGGGGCCGACGCGACTACGCCAACAATATGTAAAAAGGTAATGGTTTCGGATCGAGATCGACACGTTATAGTGTTTGGTTGCGATTCTCAGACTAATATTGGGGTACAAGACCCGCTCTTAATTAGGTTTTCGGATCAAGAAAACCCCTTGGTTTGGGAGTCTCAGCCTACAAACACTGCCGGTGATCTCCGTATAGGTACAGGCTCTGAAATTATAACGGCCATCGAGACTAGGCAACAAATCTTGGTGTTTACTAACCAATCCTTACACGCGATGCAGTACTTAGGACCACCTTTTACCTTTGGCATAAGCTTGTTGTCTGAAAACATTACTATTGCTAGTCCTTTATCGGCTATAGCCGTTGATGACATGGTCTATTGGATGGGTGATGAAGACTTTTACGTGTACTCAGGACAGGTTCAAAAGCTTCCTTGCACGGTAAAAAGCTACATTTTTAACGACTTAAATAAAGATCAGTTTGAAAAAGTAACTTGTGGCGTAAACTCCAGTTACTCCGAAGTATGGTGGTTTTATCCTTCTTCTGGCTCAGAGTCTATTAATAAGTATGTTGTTTACAACTACCAAGAACAGTCATGGTACTACGGCACGTTAAGCCGGTCAGTTTGGCTAGATCGAGGTATATCCCTGTATCCTGTTGCAGCGTCCCTAGATGGGTATCTGTATTATCACGATATTGGAGCAGACGATGGTAGCGTAAACCCTCCTGTAGCTGTTTCTTCCTTTATCCAAAGTAGTCAGGTATCGCTTGGAGGCGGGGATCAATTTGCTTTTGTTTCTCGACTAATACCAGATGTTACCTTTGAAGGATCAGCTAACCCTGCTCCTTCGGTGTCTATGACTCTAGAAGCTAGGCAGTTTCCGGGGGCCGCGTACACTAGTTCAGATAGCAGCACCGTTGCTCGAACCGCTGTTGTTCCCGTGGAACAGTTCACGGACCAGTCTTTTGTACGTCTGAGAGGTCGATCTCTTGCTTTTAAAATAAGCTCTACCGATACGGGAGTAGAGTGGCGACTAGGCACGCCCCGAGTAGAAGTTAGAACGGATGGTAGACGATGAGTAGAGGCTTAGTACAACCCTTATTTCCAATCCCGCCGCAGGATTACGATCAGCTTTACCAAGCAGAGGTAATGCGGGCTTTTTCCGTTTTTCTGCAACAGGTCAGTAATCCGGGACCTTGGCAGGCGTCTGATTTAACGTTGCCAAACCTGCAAACAGACAACTTTAAATTACCCTTGGGCGGACTGTTTCAGTACGGCGACGAACTTCGTATTACGGTAGCGAATATGCCTTATTTAAGGGGTTCCCAAGCAACAGGGTCTGCGGGCCAAGTTACGGTGACGATATCATGACTAAAAGCGTTTTATGCCTTACTTGCGAAAACGATGCTGTTTTAGAGGCTCATCTTACTGCTCTAGAGGGAGAAGTGTGTCCCGAGTGCGGTTGTTCGTGGACGAAAGAGAACAAGCAAAGTACAATTGTGGAGGTTACTATGCCTGACAGCATCACTGGTGGAGTGGGATAATGGCAGCACAACAACAACGAATGGAAATTCCTGCGGGTGGCATAGCCGACTTCGCTAAAACTGACGAAGAAATTTCAGAACTAGAAGCCCTCGAAGCAAGACAAGACTTCGGGCAATCTGGAATCGCTAATTTTAGTGATGTTGCTGGTCGCATGGCCGGATATGGCCGATTCGGGGATGACAGCGTTGCGCACGTACAGACTGGGGAACTTATTGTCCCCAAACAACTCATCGACAACAACCCACGGCTCCGGGATCAGATTTTCTCTGAACTACGCGAGGCGGGTATTGAAGACCCAGAGCAGTACGTTGTAGGTTCTTCCGTAAACAGGGTTAATCCTGATACGGGTTTGATGGAGTTTGGTTTTTTAAGCAAGCTTTGGAAAAAGTTAAAAGGTGCTGTTAAAAAAGTCGTAACTGTTGTCCTGCCCATAGCTTTAGGAGCTTTTTTTGGAGCCCCCGGCGCCGCACTGGGCTCGGGTATTGCTACTTTAATAAATGGAGGTGATCTAAAAGACGCTCTCAAAGCGGCTGCGATAAGCGGTATAACCGCGTTTGGCCTGCAAAAGGTTGGAATTGGGCAAAAGGGCGGGTCCCGAGGCGCCGCCGCTAGGGCGGCCGAGGAGGAAGCCACAAAAGAATTAGCGGGAAACCTCGCATCAGAAACATTACAACAAGGAGGAGGAGACGCAGTAGCAGG